TCTGGAGGTCCACCAAAACCACCCCCACCTCCTTATCGTGCTCCTGATACTTTACATAGTAGAAGTTTTGCTACTGTGCAAGACTTAATATCTGAAGGTGAGATAGAAGGTTTTGCAAGTGCATCAAAAGAAGGTTTAACAAAAGGTACAACTGCATACGACAATGCAAGTTTGAAAGATGTTTTTCTTAACGACACTCCAATATTAAATTCAACAGCTACAAGTGCTAGTCCTGCTGATACCGACTTTAATTTTCAAGATGTAACTTTTAAATCTAAGTTTGGAACGTCAAACCAAACTGCAATGAGTGGTATTCCTGCTGAAAGTAGATCACCTACTGCCGTTGCAGTTACAGTAACTACTTCTGCTCCAGTAACTAGACAAGTTACCAACACAGATGTAGATGCAATTATTGTTACTTTAACTTGGCCTCAGATACAAGTGGCTGAAGATGATGGAGATATTAGAGGAGATACTGTCGAGTATAAAATACAGGTTCAATACAATTCTGGTGGATATACAGATGTTATAAGCACTTCTGTTAGCGGTAGAACAGCAGATGCTTATGCTAGAGATCATAGAATAAATGTTACTGGTGCTTTTCCTGTTGATATAAGAGTAGTTCGAGTCACAGCAGATAGTACAGACGCAAATAGAGTCAATGCTTTTCAATTTACGAGCCTTCAAGAAGTTATAGATAACAGTTCAACTTATGCCAATAGTGCCTACGTTGCTCTTCGTTTAGATAGTAAACAATTTAATAACATTCCTTCAAGAAAATATCGTATTAGAGGAGTAAAAGTAAGAATACCAGGAGCAGGTGCATCTAGCTCTGGGACTCCGAGTGTGGACAATGCTACGGGCAGGATAGTGTACCCAAGCGGATATATTTTCAATGGAGTCATGGGTGCTGCTGTTTACACAAACTGCCCTGCTATGTGTTTACTAGATCTTCTCACAAATACTAGGTATGGTTTGGGAAATCATGTTACTGATAGCAATTTAGATCTATTTAGTTTTGTAGCTGCCAGTAAATATGCAAATGAAGAGGTAGATGATGGAACAGGGTCAGGTGCAAAAGAAGCTAGATTTAGTTGTAATGTAAATATTCAAAGTCCCAAAGAAGCATTTGCAGCCATAAATGATTTAGCTGGTGTTATGAGATGTATGCCGATATGGTCTGCTGGAGGAATAACTTTATCTCAAGATAAACCAACAACAGCTAGTTATTTGTTTAATCTAGCCAATGTGGGAGAAGGTGGGTTCGCTTACTCAGGAAGTAGTTTAAAAACTAGACATAGTGTTGTCTCTGTCAGCTATTTCAATATGGATTCAAAAGAAGTGGATTTTGAGGTTGTAGAAGATAGCACTGCCATAAGTAAGTTAGGAGTTATCACAAAACAAGTAAAAGCATTTGCGTGCACCTCCCGTAATCAGGCTGCAAGATTGGGTCGTGCAATCCTTTTTGCTGAACAAAATGAAAGTGAGACTGTTACTTTTCAAACCTCGATAGATGCAGGAATTGTTGTAAGACCTGGATCTGTAATTGAAATAAACGATCCAGTTAGATCAGGAGCTAGAAGAGGTGGTCGAGTTGTATCTGCAACAACTACTGCTATCACTATTGATGCAGAAGCACAAACAACTTTGCCAGCTTTAAATGACAATCCAACTATTAGTGTAATTTTGTCTGATGGATCGGTTGAATCTAGAAGTATATCTGATATTACAGGAGCAGTTTTAACAGTAAGTTCTGCTTTTTCTTCTGCACCAAATGTAAATGCACCTTATCTAATATCTAGTACGACATTACAGACTCAGTTATTTAGAGTTATTCAAGTTGAAGAGCAAGATGATATTAATTATGTAATTTCTGCATTGTCTTATGTAGAAGGTAAGTATGCCTTTATTGAAGATGGAACTGCATTACCTACAAGAACAATATCAGTCTTAAATGCTCCTGCATCTCCCCCAAGCAACTTAACAGTTACAGAACAAACAGTTGTTATAAATAGTATTGCTAGAAGTAAACTTATTGTTGATTGGCAACCTGTTGTTGGTTCTACTCAATATCTTGTTAATTACAAAGTCGAGAATGGTAATTATGTTTCTCAAACTGTATTTAGTAGCGATTTTGAACTTTTAGATACTGTAAAAGCAACTTATTCATTTCAAGTATTTTCATATAATGCTTTAGGAGAAATATCTACTAATTCAACTGACACAACATTTACTGCTCAAGGTAAAACTGCATTACCAGAAGATGTTTCTGGCTTGACTATTGAACCTATAAATGAACAGTTTGTAAGACTAAGATTTACACAGGCAACTGCTATAGATGTACTTCACGGAGGTCGGGTTTATGTACGGCATACAAATCAAACTGGAGGATCTGCTACATTCCAATCTGCACAAGATGTAATCGAGGCTGTATCTGGTAACACAACAGAAGTTATAGCTCCTGCCCTTGCAGGAACTTATCTTCTTAAATTTCAAGATGATGGTGGTAGATTTAGTGCTAATGCAACAAGTGTAGCTTTATCTATTGTTGATATTTTAGATTCTATTACTGTTAAAACTGACAGAGAAGATACTGATGGAACTCCATATAACGGAACAAAATCAAATCTTACTTTTGATTCTACTCTTGGTGGGCTGAAACTTACAGATCCGACA